CTTAAATTGGTAAGTAGAAGAACCAATATCGACGGTGTTATTAACTTCTGGAGTGACGCGATTATTTGGGGTAATCCCCATCGCCTCAGTCCATACTGCGTTATTGACTGTATTGGTTATACAAAGAAAGGCACGGCCAGTGCTCGCATTTAACCAAATAGAGCCCGGTGCGTACCCACTACTAAAATCATCTGTAGTTGTTGGATTAGTTGTAGCTGTCGTATTGTTCTTACCGCCAATACCACCGTGAATTGCAGGAAGATATCCAGTGATAGATGTAGTAAGATCAATTTTCGGAGAGTTACCGTTAGATCCGTCATGCGAGTGACCCGTAACCGGATCAAAAGCAGTCGCAAGCTGATTGAACTCCGCGTTTAATGGCGGAGCCGTAATATTACTTCCGTTTACAATGTCTGCTACAGACTGTCGTGTATAACCTGCCATTTAGCGTCTTCCTGCGATACTGAATTCAAACACAATGCCCTGAATACTGTACGGATTGAAATCACCGAGCGTAACGAATGTTAGCTGTGTCGCGTATCCTGAACCTTGAATTGAGGTAGTCACGATAGGTTTCTCGTTACCACCATAGTTAATATTTACGCCGCCGTAGTTAATATTACGTCCTTTATACCGAACGGGGGCACCACTAGAGACTTGTGAATACGATGAGGGGCCTGATACTAGGGGGTCATCCCAGTCATAGGTAACCGCCATATTAAGAGTAAAAGGGCCTTCCGCTCGAACAAAAGTGTTCACTTTTCTCATAGTTTTACGAACTTCAGTGTCTCCAAAGTCGTAGTAGGGAGTTGCGTAAATGGCTAATATGTCTGAGCCATCAAATGTACTGCCAACTTCCTGTTGGTAAATTTTACCATTATAATCGCCGTGTAGGACGAGTTCTTGTCTATTTACATAAGCAGATGCCGTAGCACTTGCTCTAATTCCAATTAGTTCACCAAACTCCCAGCCTAGTCTTTGGTCAGCGGATCTAAGACCACCAATCAATCCATAACTATCTGTTACGTTTGTATTCTCATCTCCGACAAAATAACGGAGTTGAGATTTTGAACGAATGACTACACCTACAAGTGAGTCAAGATCATAATCTCTAGGTAGATCGACAAGTAACTGTTGAATAGGTTTAGAAATTGTTTCTAATTCAACGTCACCAATACGCGATGTACCAGCAACCGGGCGAAGTCCATCTGGTGCTAGAAATACCAGATCACCACCAATTTCAAGGACACTATCTCTAGCAATACATCCAACATTAGACGTTACCTGATCAATTATAAAACCAGCGGTAACATCCGCTGTTACTTTCTTAATACCGTTTGAACCAAATACAAAAAGGTTATCACGGAAAGGCTTAAACTGAACAACGTCAAAGCCTACTGAAACTTGTCCTGCACCATTTGCAACATTAAAATCATACCATGCATTTGGAGCGGAATGAGCAATTGTTGCATCGGTTAGTGCGTTACCACCAAGAAATAAGTGGTTTTCAAATACGCCTACAAGAGCCGGGGCCGCTAAACACTGATCACCACCGCCTGTATTAGTTGAGTGGCCTGACGCGCTTGGGCTTGTACCCGCAATGCCTGAACCTGTTGCTAGTTCTTCCCAGTGCTGACCATCAAATACAATAGCTGGGTTAGCACCATCTACAAAACAGATATGGTTACCATCACCAAAGTTAAAAGTAGCATCTCTTACTTTAGTAAGTTGATCACCTAGCGTCGTAATAGTTCGTCTACGAGCACCGTGATCAAGAGTAAATTTAGCATACCCTGTTCCATAGTTATAGCGATAGAAACAATATTCGTTAGGATCTATTTCTATTACATCAGCCGCCGCCGCTGGGGTAGTTAGAGTAACCGTATTTCCTGAAACCGTAAAGTCTACAAGGTACGTTAATCGCGTACCATTTTGATACACATGAACGTCTGTAGAAAAAGGCAAATCAACATTTCGTAAATTACTGTCTAGCCCTGTAAAAGTTGTCTGAGCAAATGTTGCATCAAACCTAAATTTTTTAACCTTACGCGAAGTAAGAACAATCGTTTCGTTTAAGGTGTCATCCTTAAAAATAGAAAGACCTAAAATACGTCCTTCACAATCATCCGGGTCAACTTCCTGATAGGTAGTGTCATATGGCGCAAAGCCTTCAATACGACGGTAACCACCGAACAAGCTAACCTCATAGTTAACTAGTCGTGTTGCGGCTCCCGGGTTGTTCTCTGAGAGATCTAGATGGTTCTCATTTGAGTTCAGTCCGCCACCGCAGATAACCTTAAACGACTGAATACGATCTGGCATTAAATAAAGACCCTCTTAGTATTCAGGTTCACTGAAATTCGGGTATCTCTAATCGCTTCGTATTTATTCATTAGAATGCCTTGCATTTCCTTAACTCCCTGTTGGAAGAGTTGTGCGGAAATACCAGCCGCTTCCATATTATCCCTGAACATATACATTTGCATCAGGGCACCTTCGATAATCACGTTATCGTATGTGTCTGGAACGCGTGTTAAATCACCGTACGCAACCAAATCATTATGCGTTTGGTAATAACGATACTTAATTGTGTAAGCCTGATCTGGAGATGGCGTTACAGTAAAACCATTACCAAAGCCTTCAGCAACAATTGTGGGAATACCTCGTCCGGAGGGCCCTGCATTATCATCCAAATCTTTATACTGTGAATAATAGGTATCGCGATCAATGTATTTTAATTGAGTAGCTTGTGTTCCAAGAGAGGTACTTGCCTGTAGTTGAAACGAGTTAAAATCTGCTACTTTTAAGTATTGAGGCCAAGAGTAATCTTCTTGTCCTACTGCTAAAAGCTGAGTGTGTTCTACCGCGTTAAACGGCCACTCATATTCAGCCTGATTGATCTTAGCAATTGAATTCTTAATTGCGTCTTTAGCTGTCGCTTGAACACCACGCACAGACGGGAAATCAGCTTGAGCAATCTCAACCTCATTCAATCTGCGTAGTAACTGGTTTGTTAGATCAAGGAATGTAGACACAATATTTTATCTCTTTTACATACATAAAAGGGAGTGCCCCCTAAGAAGAGAGCACCCCCTATAGCTTATGCTACGTTGTAGTTTGCAGTGAACAGAGCTTCAGGACGAAGGATCTTACGTCCATAAAGTTGCATACCACGAACCTTGTCTGCGAAAGTGTTAGGATCGCGGAAAGACTCAGTTTTAGCAAGCTGTTGTGCAGTTGCTACCGCTGAATCGTGACCTGCGACGATCACACCAAAGTTAGTCTCAGAACCAGTGGAAAGCGTAGTACCAGCACCAGTACCTTCGTATGGAAGGTTGTTGGACTTGTAGATACGGAAACCACGGATAAGACCTTCGCCAACGCGTCCGTTACGGATCTCATCGCCACCACCGAAATCGGCGTTAACGAATTTAGAGTTTTCATCCATCAAGATCTCGTAGAACACTGGGTCAGCTACGAACCAACGGCCATCAGTGTCGACATTCGCCTGATCCATCAAACGTGCAATACGGTTAAGGATAGCAAGCGGAGAAGTGATACCACTAGCACCACCGCCAGCGGCGACAGGGATAGAAGTTACTTCAGCGGCAACACCCAAGTCAGAACCACCGAAGTCAGTGATATCTAGCTTGTTTGCGGCAAGCAATTCGTCATTACCTGCGGCAGTGTCGGCTTTAGTACCGTTCACCGCAGTACGACGTTGCCAGCCACCTGCGCCGTCGTCTTCCCAACCAGCAAGGTAACCAAGAACCTCAGCATCGAAGTGGTCACGCAATTTATACGCGGCACGATCCGTTGCAAGATCCATGAAGTTAACGTGCGAGTGGGCAGTCTCGATGTCATCCATTGCAAACTGGAAATAGTTTGCTTGATCGACGATCAGCGAGAAGTCAGCGTCTGCAATATCTTGAGTCGCAAGTGAAGTACCACGAGCGTAAGAATTGACAGTGATTTCTGGCTCTTTGATAATACGAACAGAGTCACCAAAGTTCGCGATCTCACCAAAGTAGTCAGTGTTAGTTACGTCTTCAACGACGGAACTTTTGCGGAAGGTTTTTTGTACCTTCTGCGAGTAGATTACTGGGCTAAAGTTACCATTAGGTAAGTTGGTATAGCCCGATGCACTTGAAAAAGCCATAATATTCTCCTTGTTGAGTAGGCTAAACAGTCCGATCTAAGTCGGATTTCGGGTTTAGTTGGTACTGAACAGAAAGCATATCTATAGCTAAGGGCTAAAACCCATTGGGTAACTTTGCATACAGTCTTGTACGAAACTGTTAGCTAAGGGCCAAGTGTTTCAGGTTATCTTAGTGATATTCTTCTGAAAGTTAATAATAAGAGGTAGGCGCATACCTGCGCGGCTCTTGGCACTTAATAGGTCTTAACTAATGTCAAAACCTATTATTAGCTGAGGTTAGTATACCACGAGTATTGTACCTTTACAAGTGATATTAACGAGCACCCCCAGATAAGTCGTAATCAAACGTATTGTTTCTCATAGATTCCAGAATAGCGGCCTCGTTAGCCTCGTATTCCCTAGCCGACATCTTTTGGACTTGGCTCTCTGTGAAACGCTTACGCCCAGAAACTGGAGCTTGAGCACTACTTGTACGTCCTACAGCATTAGCCGCGTCTTGCGGTGTAGCTTTTTTACGACGTTTAATGCCCCGGTCAGCCTTGTACAAATCAATTGCACGAGAAGCCGCTCTAGCATCCGTATTATTCTTATAAAGAGCATCCTGAACATACTGAGGCTGTTCCATGACCCAATCGTGAAAATCTTTGTCTGCACGAATTTTA